GTCGAGATAGGCAAACCACTCGCCCTGAAGGTTCCACCAGTAGTTATGCGCCCCCTCCGTGAGAGCCTGTCCGGGCTCCCACCCATCGAGGACTGTCGCGGCGGTCGGACTAACTCGGACCGCCGATCCGGAGGTCGCGAAGGTCGGGACGGTCGTCGGCTTCGTCATGTAAGATCCCCTGAGATGATCGCGGCGTGAGTGTGATCAGGATAGACGCCCGGACGCGGGGAGTGGATCCCCCCGTCAAGGTACAGGACACCGTAACCCGTGACGCCCGCCGCGAGAGCGTCTTCGAGGATCGGTCCGGCTCGTCGGAGATAGGTTGTCGAAGGCATCGAAGAGATCTCCGCTTGCAGGTATACCTCGACCGACCCATCGGACGCGACTCGCTCCCGGAGTTGATACCGGACAGGCCCGAAGGCGAGCGCCTTCCACACTGCGTTCAGGCCGTCGACCGTCCCCCCGGCGGTGAGGGCGGCGATCTTCGCTTCGATGATCGCGAGATATTCGACGTCGCCGAGGCCGTCCCGAGGCTCGTCAACCACAGCGCCCCATCGGTCGAGCCATACTCCCGAACACGCTCGCGGGTCAGCGAGGAACCCACCGATCGCGGCTTGCTCATCTTCGATCCTCTGGACACCGTCCCCGACGGCTCCGAGAAGATGAAGCCAGAACCCCTTCCGACATGCCCCCGGGACGAGGGCGACGAGGTCTTCGACGATGCTCGGGCGGTACGGGTAGCTCATGAGAATGTCACCGCGTCACCCGACAGGATGAGAAGAGTCGTCCCGACGGACGGCGAGACATCGGAGGCCCCTCCGTCAAGTGTGAGCGACCCACCGATCACGCCCGGAACTCGACCGAAGGCGGCGGACGCCTTGACGAAGTACACCGGATCACCGACGGTGAGGTTCGAGAAGAGGTCCCGGATCGAGGAGGTGATCTCAGCCTTCACGTCATCGACGGCGAACCCGGTCGCGACCGATAGACCCGCGACCGCGACCGCGACCGCCTGAGTCGTTCCGACGGAATACCGGACCGTGTGAGTCGTCACCCCGTCGGGGTTCGTTACCGTGACCGAGACAGTCCCGAGGGTGGCGACGCCGAAGGCCTTCGCCTTGAAGATCGCCGAAGCCACAGCGATCTTTCTGTCGTTCCCGACCGGCTCCGGAACGATCCGAACCGTGATCCCCGAGGTCGACTCCGTGACCGCGACCGCCTCGACCCAGCTCCCCGCCGCGAAGACCGCCGACAGGATCCCGGGCTCCGAGGCTGAAGCCGGGGAGGCGAGCCGGGACCGTCGAGCCACTCTCAGCTCTCCGTCCGTCTGTCTCGCGTTCCCGATCGTGAAGCTGTCGCCGTCGGTCGGGTCATAGTTCACGGTGATGTTCGGGGCGGGCGTCACCTTCCGGAGATCGGTCGTCCCTGAACTCGGGAGCGTGATCGGACCGGCGTCCGCCGCCTCGATGACGACCTGCGTCTCGGCTGTCGTGATCGAGGTGTCGGCGACGACGCTCCACCGTTGGAGGTCATCCGTCCCCCCGCCTTCGAGGATCGATCCCGCCGCGAGGATCCTCGTCGTGTCACTCGACACCGCTCGGACAGTGTACCGGCTCCGGGTCGCCGCCTTCCGTTCGACTCCCGTGATCCGGGCGAGGTTGTCGAGGCCGTCATCGACCGCCGTCTCGGGATCCGTGTTCGCCGCGAGGATCCCGAGGCGCCCGTCTTGATCCGCGAGAACGGAAGCGATCGCGGCGGTGAGAAGACCCAGCGCCTCGTCCTGCGAGAAGTCGATCTCGAACCCGGCGCGGTCGACGATGTCGGCGCGAAGTTCGTCGAGGATCTGATCGGCTCGCTTCGGGGTATATAGAGTCATCGGGCGGATCCTCCGGAGTATCTTGTGAGAACATAGCTCCCGGGGTCGCTCCCGACACTCTTCGGACCGATCCGCGCCTCGACCTCGACCACGACCGGTTCGGCTTCCGTGTCGATGAAGGCGTCGACCTTGATCTCGATCTCTTGGGTCGTCCGGTTGAACTTCGACGAGGTGATCTCAGTCGACCCGACCCCATCGACGGCGAGGACCTCCCGAGCGACGACAGCGGCGACGAGACCGACGTCGGGGGGCATCGTCTGAAGGAACCCGACGAGGTCGAGACCGGCGGACGTGTCGAGAGGGTACTCGCCCCGGAAGGTCGAGAGGCGGACTCGGATCCGTTGCTCGATGAGTTCCACCCCATCGACGAAGCTCGCCGGGGTCGCGATGTCGAGAGTCGAGGTCAGTCGGAGATCAGGCATCGGATCACCCGTCGGTCGAGACGCGAGTCGAGGCGACGTTCGCGGTCAGGGTTGCGGCTTCGGGGGCGGCGACGGCGGACGCTAACGCGAAGAGAGATCCGGTCGCCCCGGCGAAGGGGGAAGGGGTCGGGGCCGTCGTCACCCCGATCGCAGGCCCGCCCCCCGTAGGGACGACCGAGAACGTCGACTGGTTCAGATAGGACTCGATCCGTCGGATCTTGGCGGCGGTCTCTTGTGCTAGGGCGAGGGCCTGAGTCGCGGCGCCATCTCCGATCCGAAGTGTCCCCCCGGCGGTCATATATAGGACCGGATCCGAGGCGTTCGTCGCCTCCGAAGGCAGTCCGCCCTCCTCTCGGGCCGGGACCGCGACCGCGTCCGACAGGCTGAAGCGTCGAGCTGAGTCCGGTTCGACTGTCCCGGAGGACGGGATCCCGTTCTGGTCGATCTCGTCGTGTGACCTGTCTCGGATGATCAGAAGGACACGATCGCCCGCCGCGAGAGGGAGATGGAGAGCCGCCCCCGATGTCGCGGGCCACTGAACCGGGACCCCCTTCAACTCCGGAAGCTCGACGGCGACCTCGCGATCCCCGATCTGATAGACCGCCCGGACGACAGGCTGGACCGAGGCCGTCTGAGTCGTTCGGTCATACGACACGACCCGAGCGTCGATCGCGACCTGAACCCCGTCGGGGATCGAGTCCTCCGCCATCGAACGGAAGGCTGAGACGAGTCCGGCGGCGGGTCGGGTCATGTTCGTCTCGCGGTGATCGTGGTCAGGAAGTCGGGAGAGCCGCTCTCAGTGTCCCCTGAGTGTCTAACCTTCGCTGCGATATAGTCACCCCCGAGGGCCTCGTCGTCGAGGAGGAACCGATCCCCGGGCCTCATCGACGGGAGAAGAGTCGAGACGACCTCGACGCCTTCCTTCGTACTCTTCGCTGTGATGAGGGTCGATCGCGATGAGATCCGGAACCCGGTCGAACGTCGCTCCCCGTTCCGAGGGTATACCGTCATCCTCCCATCCGTGATCGAGACGACCGAAGCCGAGTCCCGGGCGAGAGTCCGGAGAGCCCTTCGAGCGGGTCCGAAGTGTGAGAACCCTCGGCGATAGGTTCGAGACCTCCCCGGGCTGAAGGTTCCGATCGACGCTCCAAGCTCCCCCGCGAGCCGTCTGAGGATCGCGTCGGAGGTCGTCGACCCGGCGACGTTCAGGGAGATCACGACATCCCGGAGAGCGGTCCCGCCATCCCGGAGCGTCGCAGCCGAGATCCGGGTCTCGGTCGATCGGTCATCCCGGAAGCCGTCGGCGGCGAGTGACCCCCGGAAGACCTGAACCGGACCGCCCGCGAGACGGTACCCGGCGAAGATCGCGATCTCGGCGTCGTCCTTCTCGAATAGTCTCGCCGTCGAGTTCGACAGGTTCCAGATCGTGACCTTCCCCGAGTTCGCCGTCGTCGACTCAGTCAGGACGGCCTCGAAGGACATCCGGAGAGCGTCTCGACCGCCCTCGATGATCGTCCGGGTCGATCCCGTGATGATCTCCGTCCGGATCTGTCGGTCGAACTGGGTCACGGTGTCACCGTATACCCGGAGAGCGGATCGCGGGTCGTGATGCTCTCGATCTCGGCGTCGGTTCCGTATAGGACGACGAGCGAGCGACCCAGATCCCCTTGGACATAGGGATCCGGACCGATGACGACGAAGGCGCCGCCCGGATGACCCGGAAGGGTTCGATCACTGTCGACGACGGACTTCGCCGCGAGCCTTCGACCCGTGAAGAGGGAGACCCCCTCGGCGGTCTCGGCTGAAGCGAACCACGACTGAGCCGAGGGCCTCCATGCGACCCTGAAGAGGATCTCGACGCCGTCGAGGGTGAAGGACTGAACCGAAGCGGCTCGCGTCGGATCTAGGTCGAGTCTCAGCATCAATCCCCCCCGATCCCGAGGAAGTCGAGACCCGCTGCGAGGAAGCTCGTCGGACCCGGGGCGCCCTCGTCGGTCGTCGACTGTGTTCCTCGATCCGCCTCGCCTTCGGCCTCGGAGGAAGCCGGACGGGGAGCCGATACCCTCGCGAACGTCGTCGTCTGGACTTCGAGCGTCCTCCACTCGACGAAGGACAACTCGAACCGGGCGCGACCGGCTCGGGTCACGGTGTAGCCTGTAGCGGTGAGAAGCCACGGACCGGAGATCCCTTCTCTCGGGGCGAAGACCTCGACCGGAGTCGCGTCGCATGTCGCGAGGAAGTCCCGAGCCGCTCGAACTCGGTCGATCCCGACTGGACCGGTCGACCCGTTCGGCGGCGTATAGGTGACTGAGACAGTCGCCCGGAGTGTCTTCGGCGCTCTCGTGACGTGATCGATCGGGTTCGCTGAACTGTCGACGCGGTATCTCGTCGCAGTGGAGGACGTCGGGATCGAGTAGCTCGCCGTGGCGTCGAACCGGAACGACCTCCCGTTCGGATGGAAGATCTCGAAGCTCATCAGGCGCCCCCGGAGGCTTCGGAAGCCAGCGTGGCTTGCTCATCGAGGGCGCGGCGTACTTCCTGCCCCACCTGAACCGGGTCCATCCCCCGAGCATCGATCGAGATCCCTCCGACGTTCGTCGTCGAGCCTCCACCCGCCGGACTAGCTGCGAGGGTCATCGCCTCCGATCCGGCGCTCATCATGCCACCACCCGAGCCGCCTCCGGTATCGCCTCCCCCGAAGAGATCGCCGACGAACCCGGCGGCACTATCGATCCCCCCTCCGATGAAGTCGAGACCGTCGCTCAGAAGCTCGCCCGGTGAGAAGTCCATGATCTGAGCGATATATCCGAGGATGTCCTCGAAGATCTCGACGACCGGCTCCATCGCAGACGAGATCGACTCAGCGACATAGTCGAAGAACTCCCCGAGACTGTCGAGGGCGATCCCGAACCCATCGACGAGATCCACGATGAACTGACCGATCGACATCCCGACACGGCGGATCACGGTGTCGCCGCCTTGGAATGTTAAGATCACGTCGTCGACGATGGCGACGAGAGCGACGAAGGCGGCGGTGATCCCGAGGACCGTCAGAACGATCGGGCTGAAGATAGTCGCGAGGGGGACAGTCGCGACAGTTAGGGCGATGACTCCGGCGGTCAACCCGGCGAGGACCGGGATCGCGATCCGGGCCGCAGCGGTCGTTAGTGTCACCGCTTGATCGACCTTCGTCTCGATAAACTCTTGGTTCTCCCCGATCAGCTCTCGGAACCGCTGGGAGACCCCTTCGAGGGCTGGGGCGAGACCGATCGCGAACCGGCGACGGAGACCCGCGACGACTCCGGCGCTCCGGGCTAGTTCATCGTTCAGATCGGCGGCGGCTTCGGCGGCTTCACCGCTGATCGTGATCCCGAGGGCGGCGGCTTCCATCCGTAGGGCCTGAACCCCGGCGGCTCCATCCTTCAGGAGGAGGTTCATCGAGGTTCCGGACTCACCGAAGATCCTCTGAGCGAAGGCGGCCTTCTTCACCGGGTCTTCGAGCTTCGCGAACTTGTCGGCGATACGCTCGACGGCGACATCGAGTTCGACGAGAGACCCGTCGGCGGCTTGGAGGTTGACCCCCTTCAACGCCTCCTGTGCCTCTCCCGATCCTCGGCTGAAGGCCTCCATGTTCCGGGCGAGAGTCTTCAGGCCGATCGAGAGCTTCGAGGAGTCGATCCCCGCTTGTCCGGCGGCGAACTGGAGCTCGGTCATCGCTTCGACCGAGAGCCCGAGGGACTCCGCGAGCTTCCCCGCCTCGTCGACTTCCTCCGATGTCGCGACGACGAGCGCGGTGATCGCGGCGGCGGCGGCGGTCGAGGCGGCAATGAGAGCCAGCATCGTGTTTCTGGCCTTCGCGAGACCCTTCTCGAAGTCTTCGAGCTCCTTCTCGTCGGCTTCGACTCCGATCCGGAGCAGAAGATCGCGGATGATGTTCTTTTCAGCCATGTCTCCCCCTCCGTCTCTTCGCCTCTTCCTTCATCTTGCGCCGTTGCTCCGCGATGTCGTCGAGAACGAAGTGGGCCTCGACCAGTTCGACATAACTCCACCCCGACACCTCAGTGAGACTCGCCGGGATCGCGGGATCGAGAACGATCCTCCATAGCTCCCACCGTACCCCGGATCGGGTCAGTCGTTCGCGGGCTTCTCCTCTCGGTCGACCCAACTCTCGATCAGACTCTGGAGCGGGTCGCCGAAGTACCCAGAGCCACTCAGGAAACGGTTCCGAACCACGATCATCAGGGCGGCGAGCTTCAACTCGTCCCAGTTCCCGAGATAGGCCCGATCGAACGCGACGAGGGACGGATCACCCTTGACCTGTGGCGAGACGAGTCGAACCCCGTCCCGACTCACGCCGTCGAAGAGCTTCGGAAGCAACCCGGCCACTCCGGATGTCCGAGAAGGCCCGAGATCGACTTCGCGATCTTCGAGGTGTCGATCTTGCCGCCATCCGAGACGCCTCGGAAGAGAAGACCCGCGACCGCCTCCGGCGTCATCGCCTCGGGGTCTCGACCGACGAGGGGGGCGAGAACTTCAAGGAGGCTGAGCCCTCCCGAGATCACGGCCTCGCCGAAGATCCGCTCGATTGTCGTCGCGACATCTGCTGAGGTTGACGGTCGAAGGTGAGCGCCTTCGTATTGATGAAGCTCGCCCGAACTGTCTCTGAGTTGGAAACGGTACACTGTGACCCCCTGCGGTCAGGTATCGGTGGAAGGTTCAGCCGAGGATCGTCGTCCCGAGGGTGACGACCGGCGACGGAAGGACGATCGAGTAACTTCGAGAACCCGGCGTCGAGGCGTAGGCGCTCTCAGGGTACCCAGCGAGGATCGCCGCCTCTTCCACGAAGGTGTCGCCGGTCGCTCGGTCGATGAGTTGAAAGGACATCAGAGGCATGATCCCCCCGACGACCGCGAAGGTCGTCCCGGGTCGTATGCCGAGGATCGTCAACTGGTTCTGGAGTAGGGTCGCAAGGTCGCGATGGCCCGGGGAGACGTGCGAGACGTTGATCGTCACGTCGAAGGCCTTCTCCAGTGTCGGATAGGCGATCGGATTGTCGATCCCTTCCGTGTCAACTTCGATCTGAGCGCCGCGAGGGTTGATCGTGATGCTGTCGGACTTCCGGAAGCCCCGGATCAGAACTCCGGAGATCGTCAGGTCGACGGCGGCTAGGCTGTAAGCATAGGTAAGCATGGGTCACTCCGTGAGGTCGATCGAGATGGAGACGGCGAGAGCCGGGATCGCGAGGTTATAGGTCGCCGCCATCGGGATCCGCTGAGCCGACTTGTCGGCGGTCGTGATGTCCGGAGCCGTGACGACGAAGCCCTCGGGGAAGTCATCGGAGCCGGTGAAGCGACCGATCGCGACTCCCCGCTGGCCGGTAGCCCGGAGGATAGCGCCGACCTGAGACTGGCCCGAAGGCGAGACAGGGACGAAGCGACCGGCGGCGGCTTCGTTCACGAGAAGGGCGGCGACTTCTCCTTCGATCCGTTGCTTCAGCCAGAACTCAGTCACGAGAGCGTCCATCCGGATCCCGGCGAGGCTCTTCCCGTTCGTGTAATTCGTCCCGAGGTTCCCGGTCCCTCCGGCGACATACTCTTCGAGGACCCCGATCCCGTTCGCGAGAGCGAAGTCGCGCTGAGCGCTCGTGATCGTGTACTGTGTGACCCCTCGAACCGGACCGAAGCCCGGAGCGGCGGAAGCGTTCGGATCATACGCGAGACGAGATCCGATCACCCCGGCGTCGGCTTGGACCGTGTCGGTCGAGTGATAGACTCCGAAGGTGTGCTCGTTCGACGTGATCGCGCTGAAGGAAGAGGGGGCGCCACTTGTCAGCCAGTCGGCGAGGGAACTCTGGAACATGAAGATCACGTCGCGAGCCTCAGCGAAGTTCGACGCGGCGACGATGTCGGCGGCGGTTCGGCTGTCAATGATCACCCCGTTATACTTCACCCCGGCGGCTTCAGCGGCGATCAAGGCGTCGTTGTATCCTTCGCCCCCGGAGACATCGACTCGAATGATCTCGACCTTGGACGGACGAGGCCGCTGAGCGAAGATCGCGACGATAGCGTCGAAGGTGTCTTGGTCGATCCGGGAGGCTGTCAACGCTGCCTGAGCGGCTGCGATAGTCTCGAAGCTCTCGGATCGAGCCGAGCCATCCAGAGCGACGTTCGACACGCGGGCGATCGTCCGGACAGTCGGAGCGGGTGGAAGGGCCGATCGTGAGATCGTGAGGGTCACATATTTATCGACGAGCGCCATCGGGGGATCTCCCTCAGTTCGCGGTTATGGTGAAGGTCCGAGTCGAGTCCCCGTCTGCGACGGTTGTATCGATCTCGGCGGACGTTGCTCTAACGCTAACACGTCCCGAGGTGGTTCGGCGGTATCCGACGCGAAGGTCGAGAGACACCGCCCGTTCGAGAGCCTGAGTCCCCGGGGCTCTCCGGGTGACGTCACTCGATCCGACGACCTCCAAGATCGCGATCGAAGACGCCGTCGAGAGGTTGTCCGACTCCGGTCCGACGATCGCGGCTTCGAGCGTCTCGGCGAGTTCGCGGGCTCGGGCGTCGGTCGTGATGAGGATCGACGCGGTCGCCGTTCGGCGCTGAGTCACCCGGTCGAGATACTGACCCGAGACGACCGCCGACTCGATCGACGGCTGATCCTCCCCGGAGTCGGACAGAAGAGAGACCCGGACGCGAGGCGCCGAGGGGACCGGTCCGGGGAAGCCGCCCCGATAGACGGTCAAGTTCGGGACAGTCGAGAGGACATCTCGAACCCACCCGACGAGACCGATCTCGATGTCGTCGCGCCCGATCACGGTGTCACCGGAGACAGGACGGAGAGCCACTCGGTCTCAGCGGCTCGAAGGATCACGACCTCACGACACGGGATCGGAGCGGTCGAGCGATAGTCCGTGACCGACTGAACGACGAAGAACTCGCCGTCAAGGACGATCAGATCGGGAGGGCTCTCGCTCATGTCCGGGTTGACGAGGGTCCCCGCCGGGATCGTCCCGGGGTGTCTCTTCGCCTTTGCGGTCCGGATGTCGGTCGAACGGTCGACGACGAGCTTCAGCCCGAAGGCGTTCCGATACCCTTCGGGAAGGATCTCCGTGTCTTCACCCGAGAGCGGGATCACCGTCGCGAGGATCTCGACGAAGGCGGCGGGGTCCGTCGTCTCGTCTGGGATAGTCCCCCACGAATATGTTCCATCCGTTCCCCACCCTCCCGGAGTGAGTCGAACCCGGCGGACTGTCTCGGGGAACATCATCTGGACACCCCTTCGACGCCGTTCGCGATCACCCGGTAGCGGATCGCCTGTCGGAGTTGTCCCGTATCGATCAATGGGTTGGCTGAGCCCTTCGCGGCGATCGTCGACTCCGCGTTCGGAGGGTCTCTCAGATCGGTGATGCTCTGCTGCACGAAGCCCTTCCCCAACTCTCCGACCCGGTCGAGGGCCTGATCGATCGAGAGGCCTCCGTCGACGACCTTCCCGAGATCGATCGTCAACCTTCGGATGAAGGCCTGCGTCTTATTGTCGAAGGCGGCCCGGAAGGCGGGACGCTCCGGGACTCCGAGCCCGAACTCGTTCCGCTGAGCCTTCTCGGCGACCGTGATCGCGTTCGCGGATCCGGCTCGGGACCCGCCCGCCGTCCGGACCTCCGAAGCCTTCGAGCCCTCGTCCCTCTGAACGCCGATCAGAACCTCGGCGGACATCGAGATCAGGGCGGCCCGAACTTCGGCGAGGCGGTCTTCGCGTTCGACGAGTTCGTTCGTCATCGGATCACCTCGGGGAACCCAAAGCCGATCTGAGTGAGGCCGATCACCCGGAGACCGAACTGCGTCTGAGCGAGGTCGCCGACGATGTTCATCAGGTCGCCCGAGAGACTCGGTCCGGAATAGGTGATCGACTGTGGTCCGGTGCTCTTCGCCGTGACAGGTCCGACGGCTCCGGTCCCGCTCGTTCCGGCTTGGTTCGCCCGGTCCGACATCGTCAAGACGTGGCAGGCATGGTTCGCGATGACTTCAGCCCAGCGGACCCCGAGGGCGCTCCGGCTATGCTGATCGGAGGCGAGCGAGATCGCCCCGGACAGACGGGAGTCCCCGACGAAGTTCGGGGCGATCACGGCGACGACTTCGTCGACCGTCATCTCAGCCGACCCGGATCAGTCCGCGAGCTTCGGCGGACTTGAACCCGTGATGAGTCCGAAGGGCGGCGACGCTCTCGGCGTTCAGTCGGATGTCGGCGGGGATCGGGGCGTCGTCCTTCATGCGATCGTCGGTCGGTCCGAGCGTGATCGACGCTTCGCCGCCGTCCGCCATCTTCAAGACGAACGACAGGATCTGTCCCGTCATGTTCTCGACGCGGATCGATCCGGAGGTGAACCCGACGACCGGGCCGGACTCGACGACCGGCTTCGACGATGGAGCCGCCGGGGCGATGAACTTCGGAGAGGTCTTCGACTGTGTCTTCGTTGGCATACGTCCCCCTGTGGACGAGGCGCCCCCGATCATCGAGGGCGCCGGGTGAGTTCAGATCAGGCGCTCGGAGGCGTCACCATCTCGACAGCTACGCCGACGGGATCGTTCGATACCATGCCGCCCGTTCGAGCGACGACGATCGTCTGGCGACGGATCGCGTCGGGTCGAGTTGTCGGGAGGACAGTCGGAGCCTGTGCGAGGATATGCTGGATCGACTGCTGATCGCGACGGTACGCGACGACAGCGTCGAGACCGTCCCCGTCAGGGTTCGCCATCCGAGGCGCGACGATGATCTGAGCCTTCGTGTTGATATACGGCGAGTCCTGAAGGAAGGCGTCGAGGATCGACATGTCCGTGCCTGTCGACCGCTTCGCTCCGGCGAGGAAGTGGAAGACGCGGGGAGACATGATCATCCGATCAGCGGTGATCGCTTGGTTCGACTGGTTCGCGGGACGGTTCGCGATCGCGTGAAGACGATCGAGGATGTCGTCGGCGGCGGCGGTGTCATTGAACGCGACGGAGCCGAAGGTGCGTCCGACGAACTTCGCGTCGAGAACGCCCCGGAGGCCGGTCGCAATGTCGCCCGTGAAGCTGATCTGGTCGAGGAGTTCGTCGAACCGTTGGAGCGCCTTCCGAAGATCGCGCTGTGCTCGGTTCGCTCGACCGGCGAAGGCGTTCGCGGCGTCGCTGAAGATGTCGCCCTCGATGGCGACGGCATAGGTCCGGATCGGGAAGTCTTGACGCTCGATCGAGGTCGTGACTCGCTCCACAGCCGATCCGCCCATGTAGGGGGCGGGCTTGCCGCGACCGAGTTCGCGCTCGAACTCGAACGTCTCGGCGCCGGCTGGCACGGAGGTGTTGATCGGGAAGGCCTCGGAGAACATAAGAGGCGGGCGAACCTCTTCGAGAACTTGCTCGAAGACATACTTCAGATCGCGGGCGGCGTTCAGGTTCGAGTCGCGTCGAGCGAACTCGCGAGCCTGATCGGCGTGCATCTTCCACGCGGCATCATGGCGGGCGCCGGGGAAGCGAGTCCGAGACTCAGCGAGGGTGTCGAGGATCTCCGCTTCCGAGAGACCGACCGGGAGAGCCCCGGTCAGCCCGATCGAGCGGGTGAGGTCGATGATGGACATGGTTCAGGCTCCGTTTAGAGATTGACAGCGAGAAGGGCGATCGCCGCGTCGTTCGATGACTTGCGGACGAACTTCAGGGCGGACAGTGGGACGGGGAAGCGGTTCGCGCCGTCGGCTTCGACATACACCTTCCCTTCGTTCCCGGAGTCGATCGCGACGTACAGGACCTGAGCATCGTAGATCGAAGTGGTCTGAGTGGTATCCCACGCGACCCACATCTCGCCCTTCTTCAGGTATTGCACCTGCTGATCCTTGGCGTACTTCTCGCCCTCCGTGAAGTCGACACGCTCGGACAGTCCGAGGAGGATGTCGCCCCATCCCTTCTGGGTCGAGGACGTCTTCGAGACGGCTCCGGTCGTCTCGCTTCCGAGGCCGATCGTCATGTCGAACGCGAGACCGGCGATCTCGCTATCGACCTTCAGATCGTCGGATGAGTTCGACGCGAGGACGCGGTTTGCGGGCATCAGATCGTTGATCTTCGTGACGATCGCGTCGACCGTCGTCGTGAGGTTCGTTGCCATCGTATGCTGGAGGGAGTAGCTCTCGCCGAGGGCGGGGAGGCTGATCGAGATGAAGCACACAGCGCCGGACTCATAGGTGAAGTCGAAGAGATCCGAGGAGAGCGGGACGCCTCCGGACTTCGCGAGACCGACACCGGGACCGAACTCGGCGATCGAGGCTGGGTCAGCGGCGGCGAAGACGAGGGCGCGACCGAAGGGGATCTCGCTCGTCGTAGCGGCGGCTGTGGTGGTTGCGACGGTCACGGTCGCGGGAGCGTTCGCGAACGAGAACGCCTCACCCTTCTGTCGACCGGTAGCGGTCACGACAGCGGCGGCTGAGGTGAAGGTCGCGAAGGAACCGGCGACGCCGTCAGCCTTCAGGGCTGCGAGGAGGGCGGACGCGCTCGCGGTATCGGAGGCGCCTTCGGTCCAGTTCACTGTCGAGAGGACCGCGCCTGAGTCGGGATCGGTGATCTCGATCGTGCGGGCCGTTCCGTTCACGGAGGAAGCGACGGTGAGGGTTGACACCTGAGCGACCGCTCCGGCGATGTTCACGCCTGAACCGTGATCGGTCAGGTGGTTAACGCTGGCGACGTCGCCGATCTGACCCTCGGGAGAGGCGATCGAGACGGAACCGGCTCGGGTTGCGAAAGACATTGTGGACTCCTGTCAGATCTTGGAGGTGTAGCGGTCAGTGATCGGGGTGGAGGTCTTGACGACCTCGGAGGGAACCGAGTCGACTCGAAGACGGTCGATCGCGGAAGGCTTAGAAGCCCGAGCGGCGGCGGCGGCGGTCTTGATCACCGCGTCGATCGCCTTCGGATCTTCGAGTTCGAGTTCGGAGTCGATCCGGGCGAGGATAGCGCCCCGGATGTCGGAAGTCGTTCCGCTCTCAGGCAGGTCGACATCGAGATCGGCGGCGTACTGACGAAGGGCGTCGAGGCGAGCGACGGCGGCGAGGAACTCTTCGGAGTCGCCTCGATCCATCTTCT